TCTTGCGTTTTTCTTCAACGTAGATGTCTCTTGCCATGCTCAGCCAGATTTCTCCGGAGCGTTTCATGCCCTTGGCAAAATTGCTCATGTAAATGAAAGACTGCATGTCCACACGAGTCTGGATCATCTCCACGGCTTTGCCAGACATGCCAGACACCATCTTGTCAGCCCCTTGTGGGTTGCCCAAAATTTCCTGCATGTCGGTCTCTGTGATCTGCAAGAGCGCGGCCATTGCTGGAGGTATCTGTGGGCTTTTCGTGTAGGCGATGGGGCCGCTGATTTGCTGCTCGCCGTTTGGCCCTGTGATCGGATTGACCAGCAGGTACGGGTAGTCCTTGAGGTTGTCCTCGGCCCACATGACCTGGTGGCCTGCGACCTGCTCTGGAACCAAGATTGGCTTCTCGACGCTGGACAGTGCGCTGATCTCGCCCAGCTTGGAGAGCTGCATGTTCTTCAGGCGCTGGGCATCTTTGGCCAGGCGCACCGCACCCATGCAGCGTTCGATGTTGTCCACGAACCAGCGTTTGCCGTAGACCACCACAATCGGGATGCAGTTGCCTGCAATGTAGCCAGCATCCTCAAGCACTTTGCCACCGGACATGATGTACTTGCGCACGCGCTTGCGCTTGACCTTTTTCTGCCGCACCTCGATGGTTCCGACTGCTGCCAGCGTTTCCTCTAGGGTCTCGTCGGCTGCGAAATCGGCAGAGCTGTAACGCTCCTCGGTGCCGTCGATGGCCTGGAAGATTCGGATGGTCTCGATCTTTTCCTCGACCTTGAAGTACTCAGCCACAAAAACGACATCAGGCGTTGCCCAATCAAACTCATACTGGTGGATGATCTTGGGCCAGTCCGTGGGATCGTCGTTGTAGATTTCTTTGTAGCTCTCACGGGTCATGCTGGAGACCACAAAGGCATACTTTGCGTCCGACTTGTCCTGGCGCTTGGCGTTCAGGTCAAAGAACACCGAACTGTCGGCATCGAAGATCGGCTCCATGCGGATGCGCTGCCGGTCATCTTCGCCGTTCTCCTCGTCCTCGTAGACGGTGCGCAGCCGCCATGCACCAATGCCGCCGCCGACTGCCTCCTCGAAGGCGTTGTCGTAGGCCTCGTCGGCAACGGATGCCTGCTCGTCGGCACGGTATAGACCATCGCAGACCTCGGCCAGCTTTTCGTTATCTGTGCCATCTTTGGACACATAGTCCACAGTGATGCGGTTGTTGCGGTATTCGTTGACGATGCGAATGACCGCCAGCATGATCTTGTTGACCTCAAACTTGGGCTTGTTCTCATACTGATCCCACAGTGGGCCTTCCCACTGGCTGCCGCACAGGGAGTAGAAGCGCCTGTCTTGCAAGCACTGCAGGCGCTCATCCCTCAGCGCAGTCTGGATGTCATTGAACTGGCGCAGGGCTTCGCTGTGCAGATTCGAAAGCCGTTGGTCGTTTGAGATTCTGGCCATAGATTAATTCCTCAATTTGTGCAATTGTCTCACCACTTTTTCATATTGGCGATGGGGGTAAAAGCAACAGGCCTGGCTGCGCTGGATCGCCGCACGGCCTCGCAGGCATACCGCAAGGCGTCAATGACGTGGTTCTTCTTGTCCTCCAGCACGGGCAATATTCTGCCGGTCAATGGGTCTTGCTTATAACTGTAAAGGGTCAGCTCGTCAATTGTGTGGATGCAGCGCGGGTGCACCACGATGTCGTAGTTCTTGAGAAACTCGATGCCTTCCTCGACTGACTTCGGGCCTTTGATCGCCGTCATGATCTTGGGAAACCCGTTCTTTTTCATGTGGCTGATGGTCTCTGGCCTGGCCGAGTCGGCCACGATGGGCCACTTCTCGGCCTCGGGAACGGTCATGAATAGCTCGGGGGTATTCACGATCTCGCAGCCAATCATGTAGGCCTCGTAGTCGATGTATAGGGTGCGGCCAATGATGTGGCAGCGCACCAGCGTGGTCGGATCGACGGCAAAGCCCCAGTCTGCGCCGAGGCGATGGATGGCGTCTGGCGGTGCCTCGAAGTCCTCGACGCGCCAGTTCTTGAACACTCGGCTGCTGCTGTTGGTCAGGTACTGGCCCATCCAGACATGGCTGTACTTGTCGGGATCGCGCCGCTTGTCGTATTCCATCTCGTCGCGCAGGACTTCTGGGAACCACGGGTTATCGGTGAAGTTGACCTTCAGGACAGTGGCATCTTTGGGCGGTGTCGGGCCTCGAAGCAGGAAGTCCACCGGATCGGACTGATCGCGTGGGTTCCAGGTAAACCACAGCTCGGAGCCTGGCTTGCGGATCGTGGGCCGTAGCAGGTCAAGGCTGGTCTGGCTCAGGCTCTGGGCCTCCTCCACCCAGGCGCAATCATAGCCCTCCAGCGACTTGATCGAGTCTGCGGTGTGGTTCTGCATACCCTGGAAGATGATCGCGCCATCGGCCTTCTTGGACTTGATGACGACATCCTGCACCTCGAAGTAAGCGCCAGCGTTCATGTCCTGAATCTTGGTTTCCAGCAGGCGCTTGACGGACTGGTTGAGCGACTTCTGGATTTCACGCACACAGACGCTGCGCCGCTTCTGATCCATGATGTGGGCCTCAATCATCAGCTCGGCAAACATGTGGGACTTGCCCGAGCCTCGGCCACCCCATGCGCCTTTGTAGCGGCTTGGCTCCAGCAGGGGAAGCGCCCATTCGGGGGTTGCAAGCTGCAGGACGGTCATGTCTTGACGATCACGCGCTCAATGCGTTGAACCAGCGGATTGGCAGGATCGCCAGAAACTTCTATCTTCTCGCCATACTTCTTCGGGGCCAGCTTGGACAGCAGCCACTTTCGGGTATCGACCTGCAGCTTGTGCTTCTGCACCGCTGCCCAGTCTTTCTTGCCGTCTGGCTGCATTCCGACATCGGCATCGCTCAGCTCGATCACCTCGTTGGCAATGCGCTCGATCAGGTCTTCCCTCGCGCGCGCGTATTCTGCGGCCAGTTCTGCGTCCTCATTGACCCACAGGTTGAAAGTGCTTTGCGACAAACCAGCGGCTTCGCAGGCCTTGAAGGCGCTCAGACCGTTACGCATTCCGGAAAGCACCAAGCCGATCAACTCGGCCTTGTTCTCGTGCCTTCTGACTGGCTTCTTTGCGCCAGTCTTTGCTTTGTGTGTTTTCGTGGTCATGCTGCATTGTCCTTCAGAATTTGCTGCCGCGCCATCTTCATTGCATCCTTGAGGTCAATCCTGAGCTGCTCGTTGGCCTCCTGCTCGGCCAGCAGGGCAGCGTAGCAGTCCTGGCAAAAGCGCACCAGGTTGTCGCGCTCCCAGGTTGCAAAGTTTGGTTGGTCGATTGGTTGTGTCATGTTAGTGCTTGCTTACTTTCCTGTGGATAACTTTTCACCACTTTTTATATGGCCTTGGTTATGGAATTGGCCGCAGCGTTGGGTAACTGGTAACCCCCCCTAAAGGGGGGGATTACGTTACGTTACCCTAAACGCAGCCTTTGCCCAGGTAACTCATTACGTTTTTTTACGTCACAGTTACCTGTTACCTTTCCATGATTGTGGATAAGTCTGTGGATAACCATAATCATCTCTCCGACTTGCGAATGAGCATGGAACTTGCATGAGTCTCATTGACCACCAGCCAGCCATGCTCAAAGGCCTCGATGATCTCGGCTGTCAACAGGTCTGAGATTGGTTTTCCTGGCACGCTTGGCTTGAGGTACTGCTTGGCTGAGGTCTCGCTGACATCCATTTTCTGGATCAGGTAGTCCAGCATGGCCGACCTGCTGAGGTATGGCTGGCCGTTGCGCTCCTCGGCACCAGATGCCCACCAGGCGTTCTCAAATGTCTTGCGATGGCTGTCGATCTTGCCGTCCTTCTTTGATGATGTTGGGGCTTGCGACTGGACGATGATTGCCGAGGTCACAGGCTGGTTGTCCTCGTCATACCATCCTGGTATGGTCACCTGCTGCAGCTCAACGAATACTGTCTGGGCCATCTCGGCATCCTTGGACTTGCGCTGCACGATCTGCATTGGCTGGTCGTCCTTGCCTGGAACGATGCTGATCTCGATGTCCAGAGCGCCTCGCCAGGCGCTGGAGCCGCGTGCCCGGTGCTGGGCCTCTTCGGCCACACCGGTGTGGTGGACCAAGATCACGCTGCAGTTGAACTCGTTCATCAGGCTGTTGCAGGCGTCCAGCATGGTCTTGGCGTCCTGGGCACTGTTCTCATCGCCGGCCAGGAATCGGTGCAGGGTGTCGACCACGATGATGGCCGGGTTCTCCGGCAGGCCTCGAACCTGCTCGACCACCTGCAGGTAGCCGGCCGGGGTGTTGAGGTCGCAGCCGTCCTTGGACAACCACATGGCCAAATGACCGGCCTGGTGGTAGTGTTTCCAGGCTGCAACGCGCCCACGCAGGCCGTGGTGGCCTTCTCCTGCCAAATAGACCACATTGCCTGGCCGAACCTTCTGGCCTGCCCATTCTTCGATTCCGCTGGCCATGCGCAGGCACCAGTCAAGAACGACAAATGTCTTGCCGCCGCCTGATGGGCCGTGAACCATGATGAGCGCCTGGGACTGCAGCCAGCGCTTGACAAGCCAAGAGATGGGTGCTGGCTGGGCTGAGAAGTCATCTGCTGGGATGAGCCAGTCGTCCTTTGGTGGGAGCAGCAGGCTGGCCAAATCGTGGCCTGCTTGGGCATAATCGTTTGCGTCTCCCTCGATTGGCGGCATGACCATCCTCGCTCCAAATTTGGCCGAGGCCTGTTCTGCATACCGCTGCCCAACTCCAGACTTGTCGTGATCTGCCACGATCACAATGTCCTGGGTTGCGCCGTACATCTCGCGCATGATGCCAGTGACCGGAACGAGGTTGCTGGCGCTGTATGCCACCACCACCGGCCTGTTGGTGGTCTCATGGATGGTGGCTGCCGTTGCGAAACCCTCGGCCACAAATAGTGCGCCAGGCTCATCCAGTGAGCCTACCATCCAGAACTTTCCTCCAGTTTGGCCGCCTGGGTGGTACAACTTGCCGCCATCGTGGTCAATATATTGCAGCGTGGCCAGCGTGCCGTCTTGGTCGTAGAGTGGAAGCACCAGCCTGCCGTCTCCTGTAATCCGTGCGCCATGCACGCCAATGCCTTTGCGCTGCAGGTATGGATGCTCTGGGCTGGCTCCTTGAGCACCTGTCCAGATTTTCTCGACTGTCTCGCTGGCCACTTGGTGCTTGCGCTCCAGCTCAGCGTCGCGCAGCGCCTTGGCCTCTGCCATGCGTCTGGCGTGGGCCATTTCCTCAGTCTGCGTGAGCTTGCGTCCTACATCAGCTCGCCAGGTCACCTCCATGCCAGAACGCCAGCAGCCAAAGCGCCCTGCTGGAATGCCATCACCGAAGACCAGATACCAGCCTGGCTTGTCGCCGTGGCCTGGTGCGCCTTTGGTGCCTGATCGGAACCTGTGAATCTTTCCATCCATCAGGATTTCGCTCGGTGGCTCAAGGCCTGCCGCACGCATTGCATCAATGAGCTGCACCTCTGGAGGAGCGACACGCTTTTCTGCTGGTGGCGACCAAGGACCGCCGAGGACGTTGGAAAGATCAGCCATTTTCAGTCTCCACAGAAGCACGCAATGGCTTCTTCATTTTTATCAAACATGTCTCGTTGTTCCTTGCTAAATTTCAGCATTGAAGAGTAGTTGGGTCGGTCTTTCCTGAAGTACCCCCCCCCCGTGATTCCAGGATTTGTAATTGATCCTTCTTGGCTCGCCCACCAAATTGCACGCTCTGGCTTCTCTGCGATCAATGACAAAATCTGCGACGCGCCTTTGAGAAAACACAGGTCACAGTTTCCGTGATAAGTCACGCCGCCAATGTTTGGGAGCCCAAGATCAAATGATTGTTTAGCCCAGAACTGTGCCACGTCCTGTCGTGTCACATTGGCATCAGCAAGTGGCATAAGTCGGTGAATACCCTTCATGCCGTCTGACGGGTTCGCTCTGATCTTAGCCACACGACGAGGCTCATCGGCTCGGATGCCGACCATGTTGTCCCAGTCATCCCACCCTATGTGGTGCCTGCAGTAGTTTGCAAATGGCTTGATCTTCAGATCGACTGTGCAAAACCTGGTTACTGGGTTCGGCAGGTAATTTTTTTTCCTGATCAAAGCCTCAAATGGCTCGCCATTTCTTGCCGCACTAGCAAAATCAACCACTCGTACACGGTCGCGTGGTTCTTCAGCGTCCTGCCACTCCAGCCATGTGATCGGCACGCCCCAATGCTCTCCACAGTCGCGCACGAATTTCAGAGTGGCTTCGTCCTCCTTGCCGGTGTTGGCAAACATCACAACGCAGTCATCTGGTAATCCACTGTTTGACTGTAGCACTCGCCATAGCATGTAAGCGCTGGTACGCCCACCGCTGAAGCTGATGCATGTCTGGCTGTCGATCTTGAATGGATCAGCCATTGATTGCTGCCTCCTGCCGTGTCAGGTAGTCAGACAGCGCTTTGACCGTTTCATACAGGGGCTTGGAATCCTCCTGCATGAACCTGTAGACCGTGGCTGGATGCACGCCAGCATTCTCGGCCACTCGCTTGAGGTTGGCGTCCTCAAGCCGTTTCTTGATCTGCTCAACAGTCATCATTTGTTGCACCTCTAAAAATATTTTTGCGGGGGTGCTTGCACTATACCCGATTTTCGGTTTATGATGCAACCACTGCGCGAACGGAATAACCCAAAGGCGCAGCAACCAAGAAGGAGTGCCAACATGGCAATCAACGTGAAGACCACCGGCAGCCTGGCTGCCAACGGTGTGAAAGTCCTGGTCTATGGCCAGGCAGGGGCTGGAAAGACCAGCCTCATCAAGACGCTGCCCAGCCCCATTGTGCTGTCGGCAGAGGGTGGCCTGCTGTCCATCCAGGATGCCGACCTGCCGTTCATTGAGATCACCTCGATGACCGAGCTGCAGGAGGCCTATACCTGGCTGACCGGCAGCGACGAGGCCAAGGCCTACAAATCGGTGGCACTGGACAGCATCAGCGAGATTGCTGAGGTCTGCCTGAACACCGAGAAGAAGGCCACCAAAGACCCGAGGCAAGCCTACGGTGCGATGCAGGAGCAGATGGCCGACATCATTCGTGCCTTCCGCGATCTGCCTGGCCGCCATGTGTACATGAGCGCAAAGCTGGAAAAAACGCAGGACGAGATGGGACGGGTTCTGTACTCGCCCTCGATGCCTGGCAACAAGACCGGCCAGGCGCTGCCCTACTTCTTCGACGAGGTGCTGGCCCTGCGTGTCGAAAAGGATGGCGATGGCAATACGCAGCGTGCGCTGATGTGCGACAGCGATGGCCTCTGGCTGGCCAAGGATCGCAGCGGAAAGCTGGATGCCTGGGAGGCACCAGACCTGAGCGCAGTCATTGCAAAGATCGGAGGCAAAGCATGATGAACGCCGACCTGAAAGCACTCAGCGCAGACTGGCTGCGCTACAAGACCGAAGAGGGCAATGCCACGACTGAGCGCCGCAAGATCGAGGACAAGATCGTCAAGTTGCTGGCCTTGGCTGAGAACTTCGAGGGCACTGAGACTGCGGAGCCAGACGGCTTTGTGGTCAAGATCGCTGGCCGCATTGACCGCAAGGTTGACAGCGACAAGCTGCAAGAGCTGGCCGCCGAGCATGGCCTAACCGAGCATCTGGCACGGCTGTTCCGCTGGACCCCAGAGATCAACATGGCACTCTGGAAGGCTGCAGACGAGACCATCACGCGCCCACTGGCAGACGCAATCACGGCCAAGGCTGGCCGCCCATCTTTCAAAATCACCATCAAGGAGTAAATCATGGCTTTTCTTGGACAAACCTTTGACGCAAACGAACTGCCGCAAGGCAA